TATACATACACGATTTATTTAAAAATCCGCGTTTTTTTGGATTAAAGGTTTTTAAAAGACCTGATAAACAAGAAAAAACGCTTAAAAACGTACAAAAGTTCGTAAAAACCTAAGAGGGGTTTGCAATATGGCACAAAACAAAAAGACATTGGAGCAGCAAGCAGCCGAAATCATGCGATTGGCTGAAGATAGCGGCGTACAATCGAATTATTTCTTTATTACGACGTTCAAACGCTACCAAGTGCAGCTATCTATACTTGATGACCTGGAAAAGACTATTAAAGAAGATGGTACGACAGTTACTAAAGAGTATGTCAAGGGGCGCGGCAACGTGTACAGTCATCCCGCTATTTCGGAATTCAACCGTACAACCGATAGCGCTAACAAGACCGTTGCAACGCTAATCAGAATCATAAAGAATTTCGGAATGAATGACGGCAAGACCGATCATGACCCGCTAATTGACATTATCAACGGTGGCGATGATGAAGAATAGCAAAAGCGCTAAAAATTGCAAGGCTTATCAGTTTTGCAAGGCAAACATTGATAAGGAAACAACGCCAAAGTACGTTAAATTGCAAATGCGCGAATTCATTGAGATATGCGAAGGCGAAAACACCAAATACCGTATTTCCATGGCAAAGCTAAATCAGATGGAAAACATTTTAAAGCTGCTCATAATGCCTAAAGGCTTGAAAGCTGGTCAAACGCTCTACGATTGCACTATGGGCTACCAATGGCTTTTCTACACGGCCATTCTTTGCACGGTATATTACGACAATCATAGAAAGCGGCGTTACGAAACTGGCATTCTTGAAATCTGTAGGAAGAATTTCAAAACGTACACCATTTCAACGATTTTCATAATACTTTTTCTAACCGAACCTAAATTTTCCGAGTTTTTCAGCGTTGCACCTGATGGCGCTTTGTCACGCGAAATCAAAAGCGCCTTGGAGAAAACTATTAAAAGTTCGCCATTTGTCTACAAGGAGCCTAACGGCGATTTGCGTTTCAAGCTGCTACGTGATTACTCGCTATTTAAGGCCAAAGAGACGAAATACACGCCATTGGCTTACTCTACATCCGATATGGATGGTAAATTACCCAATGCGTTCATTGCCGATGAAGTAGGGGCGTTGCCTATCAACTACCCAATTGAAGCGATGAGATCAGGGCAGTTAAACATACTCAATAAATTGGGCTTTATCATCAGCACGAAATACCCAACCATAGATAACCCGTTTGAGGATGAAGTTAAATACGCTAAACAGGTTCTAGACGGCGTGCAGCATGACGAAACGGTGTTTTCGCTGCTTTACGAGCCTGATAAAACAAAGGATTGGGAAACCGACGATCTTGTTATGCTGCAAGCTAACCCTGTTGCGCTCGAAATCCCCGAAATCTGGGAGGATTTGAAGAAAAAACGCGCTAGGGCTATCGCGGTGGAAAGCGCAAGGGAGAATTTCGTAACGAAGCATTGCAACATCATCTATCAAGGCGCTGGAACTGAAACGTACATTGACGTTAAGGACGTGCAAGCTTGCAAGGTTGCTAACATCGATTGGGCGGGGCGCGTCGTTTACCTGGGGCTAGACCTTTCGGAATCGAACGACAACACTAGCGTTTCTATGGTTGCCGTTGATGACGATAACCGAATATTAGCGGATTCTTTCGCATTCATACCAGAGGGGCGCATTGATGAAAAGACGGCATCGGAAAAAGTTAACTATTTCGAGCTGCTTAAAACAAAAAAGGTCATAGCTTGCGGCGATAAGGTCATAGATTATGCCGTCGTTGAATATTTCGTGTTGGACATTGAAAAAATTTACGGCGTAACGGTTGCCGCTATTGGCTATGATCGTTGGAACGCGCTTTCAAGCGCTCAGAAACTAGAAAGGGCGGGGCATAATTGCGTTGAAATACGCCAACATTCGAGCGTATTACACCCGCCGACAAAACTATTACGTGAAAAAATTCTATCGGGTGAATTCGAGTACACAGAAAACAGGCTACTTGAAATAAACTTTCAAAATGCAAGATGCGTGTACGATACGAACAAAAACCAGTACGTGAACAAGAAGAAATCAAAGGGCAAAGTTGACATGGTTGTATCGTTGATCAATGCGGTATACTTGCTGCAACAAGATTACTTCTTAAACCAAAGCGATTTCACCATACAGGTTATCTAAGGGGGTGAAAAGATGGGAAAGTTATCCGATTGGCTATTCATGCGGGGCGAATATGCGCCACAGGTGCGCGAAGAAACGCAAGCGGTTACACAGAACACGGCGGGACAGGTTTACAATAACACTGTTGACGATGTGCTATTGCAGGCCATTCTAAGCGGTGAAGCTATCGATCGCGAAAAAGCGATGATGATTCCCGCTGTTAGCGGGGCGGTAGACTTCATTTCCAATGCGGTTGCATCAATGCCCGTGAAACTCTACAAGTACAAAAACGGCAAGGTAGAGGAACAGGAAAAGGACACCCGCCAACGGCTTTTGAACGGCGATACTGGGGACACGCTAGACGCTTTTCAGATGAAAAAGGCTATGGTTGAAGATTATCTATTGGGCAAGGGCGGTTACTGCTACATAGAGCGTAATAGAAACGACGTTGTAGCTTTGCGTTACGTTGAGGAAATTTTCGTCATGGTCGTTAAGAACTTCCAGCCCATTTACAAGGATTTCATTATCTTAGTTTTGGGTGAAGAATACAAGCCCTGGGATTTCGTCAAGTTGCTACGCAACACCAAAGACGGCGCTAGCGGCGTTGGGCTTACTTTGGAGGTTGGCAAGGCGCTTGAAACCGCTTATAACACGATGCTTTACCAATTGAACCTGGTTTCGACGGGCGGCAACAAGAAAGGATTTCTCAAATCACAGCGCAAGTTGGGACAAGAGGAAATCAACTTGTTAAAGCAGGCATGGAATAACCTTTATTCGAGCAGCACGGAGAACGTCGTAGTTCTTAACAACGGTCTTGAATTCCAGGAAGCATCAAACACTAGCGTAGAAATGCAGCTAAACGAGTCTAAAAAGACTTTCATGGACGAGATCAACAAGATTTTTCACATTTACCCTGATGATTTCGACAGAACTTTCAAAGAAGCAATTTACCCGATTATCAAGGCGTTTGAAACGGCGCTTAACCGTGATTTGCTGCTTGAAAACGAAAAGAAATACATGTTCTTTGAGTTTGACCCTAAAGAAATCTTGCGGATGAACCAAAAAGAGCGTTTCGAATCGTACAAGATTGCTAAGGAAACGGGTTTTGCAACGCTAAACGAGATAAGGCGTTGGGAAAACATGGAATACATCGAAGGTTTGGACGTTGTTAACGTTGGATTGGGCGCGGTGCTCTACGATACCAACACCCATGAATACTACACGCCTAACACCGACACGAAAGCCCTTATGGGAACGCAAAACATGCTAGAGGGTCACGTGTTGGCGCAGGAATTCGACGCAAGCGGCAACAGCGCGGACGGCTAAGGGGGTGATAATATGCGAGTGAGAATCACAGACGATAGCGTAGAGATCGAAGGTTACGTTAACGCCATTGAGCGCAAGAGCAAACCGCTAATGTCCCGTATCGGTAGATTTGTAGAGCGCATTTGCAAGGGCGCTTTCAAGCGTGCGATTGAGCGCAACAGCGATGTTAGGCTTTTGCTCAATCACGATTGGGGGCGCGATTTGGGCGGCACGGGCGATGGTAGCTTGGAGCTGGTAGAGGATTCCATAGGACTAAAGGCCAGGGCTACCGTAACCGATAAAGACGTTATCGAAAAGGCGCGTAAAGGCGATTTGGTGGGCTGGTCTTTCGGTTTCACTGACGTTGACGTAGACACGCACGACGAAAACGGCGTTACCACCCGTGACGTTAAAGATTTGGACTTGTACGAGGTTTCCATCTTAGACCGTTCGAAGCAGCCTGCTTACGACGGTACTTTGGTTGCTGTTCGTTCTGATGACGTTGCAATCTATCACGGCGAAACGCTGGAAGATACAACGGAATCGGTGGAAATAGGCGGCGTGCAAGAAACCATCGAAGAACGCGCAGAGGAACAAGAAGAACCAGAGGAAAAAGAAGTAGATTACAGCGAGTACGAAAACATGATTAACGAGATGAAGGGAGAATGAAAAATGACTAAGGCACTTGAGGAAAAGAAGAACGATCTTATCACACGCGCTGAAAGCGTGCTGAATGCTGCTAAGGCAGAAAAGCGCGAACTTACCGAGGATGAAGCGGCAGAACTTGCGGAAATCCGCGATAACGTCCGTAAGATCATCGAGACTTTGCAGCTTGACGATGATTTCCGTAAGTTGGGCGGCATGGAGAAGAAACCAGAAGGGGGAGAGGTTGAAGTGACCGAGGAAGAGAAGAAAAAGACCGTAGAGGAACAGGAAACCCGCGCTTTCGAAGCGTACATTAGGGGCGTTGCGCTCAACGAACGTGCAGCGGGTGACGGCGCTTTGACCATGTTGGGCGGCAACGCGCTTATTCCTACCACGATTCTTAACAAGATCATCAAGAGGGTTTACGAGATTTGCCCGATTCTCGAACGTTCGAGCAAATACAATGTCAAGGGCAATCTTGATATTCCGTATTACGGCGAAGATTCCACAAATGCCGTTATGGTTGATTACCAGCAGGAATTTGTAGAGCTGACATCTAACGTTGGTACTTTTACCAGTATTCAGCTCACGGGATACCTTGCGGGTGCGCTCACTCTGGTTTCGCGTTCGCTGCTCAATTCGCAAAATTTCAACCTTACGCAGTTCATTGTCGATCATATGGCTTACGCTATCAAGCGTTGGATTGAGGGCGAATTGCTTAACGGCACCGATGGCAAAATTGAGGGTCTTTCTGGCGTTACCATTACTCAGACGGCGGCGGCAACCAATGCGTTTACCTCAGACGATCTTATCAAGCTGCATGATTCCATCATCGATGAATATCAGGGCGGCGCTATTTGGGTTATGAGCCGCCAAACGCGTACTGCTTGCCGTATGCTCAAAGATGAGATGGGGCGTTACCTGCTTCAAGACGATATCTCATTGCCGTTTGGCTCTTCGATTCTCGGCAAGCCCGTTTACGTTTCCGACAATATGCCCGAAATCGGCGCAGGCGCAACGCCTATTTATTACGGCGATATGAGCGGTCTTGCAACCAAGTGGGTCGAGGAAATGACCATTGAGGTATTGCGCGAGAAGTACGCTACTCAGCACGCTATCGGCGTTGTGGGTTGGCTTGAACTTGATTCCAAGGTCGAGAACGCGCAGAAGATCGCTAAACTCACGATGGCGGCAGAATAAATAAAAGGGGTGGAATAAATGACCACAACTAACATCAAGGCGCTGCAATCTTTTGCCTATCGTGATAACGGGGATGTTTTCTCAATCGGTTACGGTATGGTCGTTGAGGTTGATAGCACGCTTGCTAGCGGTTTCATCAGCGCGGGGCTTGCGGAAGAGTACGACGGGCCGACAGGAAGCACCACGCTAACCGCAAACGGAACTTATGACGTTACGGAATACGCTAGCGCGGTCGTTGACGTTGACGTGTTCACGGTGACTTACAACGCGAACGGCGGTACTGGCACGGTTGCGCCTGTTACCGTTGCCGCTGGAGATAGCGTAACGCTCAGCGATGGCACGGGACTTACGGCACCAGAAGGCAAGGAGTTTGCGGGATGGGCTAAGAGTTCTAGCGCACAAAGCGCAACGGTAGAAAGCCCGTACACGCCAACTGAAAGCGTGACGCTTTACGCAGTTTATACCGATGTTGTACCAGCGGGATAAAAACATTTAAGGATGTGTAACCAATGGACGAAACCACGGCAAGCGTTACCAAAGTAAGTGATATTGACGCACAGGCGGCGGCTGATTACTTGCGCATCGTTGAGCTAACCGCTAATGAGTTGGACACCTTAACGACGTTGATAAACGTTGCCAAGACGTTTATACAGAACTACACGGGGCGCACGGCTGACGAGCTGGATAGTTACCAGGATTTCGTTATCGTCGTTTACATCCTGGTACAAGATATGTGGGACAATCGCACGCTTTACGTTGACAACAACAATTTAAGTTTCGTCGTAGAGTCTATTTTGGGTATGCATTCGGTAAACCTTTTGCCGACGGTGAGCAGCAATGAATAACGCAGGGAAATATAACAGGCGCATTAGCATTTACGCTGAAACCATCGGCAAAGATGCGGCGGGATTCCCCGTAAAAACTCGGTCACTTGTTTTGCAGACTTACGCGCAAGTGAAAACCTTACGGGGAATGACGCTCATTGTAAACAACACGGATTTTGAAAAGGCTTACGTTAATTTCACTATCCGTTACCCTGTTACCGAAATCAATCGGGATATGATCATCGAATTCAGGGGCAAGACGTATACGATTGAGTACCTTAACAACGTAGACGAAGCGAACATAGAACTTGAAATTCAGGCCAAGGAAGTGACGCACTAATGGCACGTTTTCAGGTGGTGTTACCTACTAAGGAAATGGCAGAATTCCGCAAAATCCATGACAACGCAGAAGAGATTTTCGGCGAAATGGTCAAGGCGGGTGCAGAGGTTGCGCACGGAAACGTTATAGCAAACTTGCCCGATGGCATCAGGAAAAGCGCGATGATGAACAACCTTATCATTACCAAGGTTTTTAAAACGCCAACGGATGACGGCATCAATTGCAAGGTGATGTTTTCGGGTTATTTCGTTAACGAAAACGGCGTTAGAACGCCTGCCCCGCTGGTTGCCAACGTGTACGAGTACGGGCGATCTAATGCGCCTTTCCCGAAACAGCCTTTTTTGAGGAAATCATTTAACAAAGGCCAGATAGAAGCGGCGATGCTGCAAGCGCAAAGGAAAGCAAGCGGGGGACTATTGGAATGAACGAGCTAATACAGCAGATTTTCAGCGGTTTTACGGTTAACGGCGTGGAAATTCCCGTTTCGTTCATGTATTACGAGGGACACGGGGAGCCTTACGTTACCTATATGCAGTTTGACGTTGATAAATCGTACAGCGGCGATGATGAAATGCTTGGTTACGTCGATTACTACGATTTTGACGTTTACAGCAAGGGCAATTACTTGCCGATTATCGAAGCGATTAAAGCTATAATGTTCGCTAACGGGTTCGTGTGGCAGCTATCGCGTACAAGTCACGACATGTACGAAGCTGATACGGGTTATTTTCACAAGACGATTTGTTTTGCAATACCTAGACAAACAGGAGGTAATTAAAATGGCGAAAATCGGACTTAAAAATTTTATGTTCGGCATCCTTACGGAGGATAGCGACGGAGCCGCCACCTATGGAGCGGGTACGAAACCAGGAAAGGCGGTTTCGTGCAACGTCGAGATTTCGAACAACGAAGCAAAGTTGTTTGCAGATGACGCGCTAGCCGAATCTGATACTAGTTTCCAGTCTGGAACGGTGACGATGGGCATTGACCGTGACGATCTCACTACTCAGGCGGTGCTTTTGGGGCATGAGATCAACGACGGCAACATGGTACGCAACGCAAACGACGTAGCGCCTTACGTTGGACTTGGGCGTATCGTTACCATGATGGTTAACGGCGCTTACAAGTACAAGGTTGAGTTTCTTTGCAAGGTCAAGTTTAGCGAACCTTCCCAGGAAGATCAGACCAAGGGCGAGGATGTGGAATTCTCCACGGTCGAAATCGAGGGTACCGTTTCGACGCTCACTAGCGGCGATTGGAGCATTTCGCAGACTTTCGATACCTTCACGGCGGCAGATGCGTATCTCAGCGGCCTTTTCGGCAACACGCCTACTACTTACGAAATCGTGTACAATGTGAACGGCGGCACGGGTACGGCACCGACGGCGGAAACCGTGCAGGTTGGCGAATCCGTCACGTTGCCTGATGATACTGGCATGACGGCACCTAGCGATAAGACGTTTGCAGGATGGGCAAAGCGGCCTGATGCGACGGCGGCAACCTATGACGCAGATACGAGCTATACGCCTAACGACGATGTAACGCTTTATGCGGTATGGGTTGATGCGGCGTAAGAAACGATGAAACGAGGGGGGGGGCGG